GGGGGGGGGGACCACCCCCCAGGGGGGTCACCCTCCCCGGGGGGAGGTACACGCTTGTATCTTGTTGATTTCGCCGGGGTTGCGGGGCACCCCCCACCACCCCCAGAGGGGGGTGCGCAGCTATAAAAAGTTATACATACATACACGTATATACCGGTATACCGGATACTGTGTATATAGAGGGTATATAGGGTATATAGTATATGTAACTTTTTATAGCGCGAGACCCCCCTAGGGGGGTGGTGGGGGGTCGCGCGTAACCCGCGCGCCATCAACAACTTGCAGACACCCCCCACCCCCGGGAGGGGGGACCCTCCCCCGGGGGTGGGTGGGGGTACTCGCCGCGCCACAGTACTACGCCCCATTCCCCCACCCCCACCGCAACAACTCCGCCACCCGCGTGCCCGCCCGGGTCACCTCCACCACCACGGCGTCGCGGAGGAACACCCGCAACTGTGACGGCTCCAGGTAGGCGGCATCACGGCAGTCTGCCGTGCCCACCACCACCGCCGTTCCGATCATGTACCAGCCCCCGGCAGTTCCCGCACGCGTGTCCCCGCCCCGGACACCTCCACGAACACCGGCCCCCGAACGACCACCCACAGGGTTTCCGGGGACAGACTGATCATCACGTCGTCGAAGTTCTCGCCCTCCACGGTCAGCACCCCATTCTCGATCATGTACCACACGCGTGTTCCTCCGCTTCCCACACCGCCGTCTCCCCCGGCCCGTTCACTTCCACCCCCACGCCCGCCACCGTCGTGGACCACTGCCGCGGGCTCAGGTAGGCCAACACCTCGCCCCCCGGTGCTCCCGGCATCACCATTACCGCGTCGCGCCAAATCAGGTAGATCACAGCGGCTCATTCACCTCCCACGCGTCCGTGTAGTTCCCCGCGTCGGCCTCCACCACCACCCACTGTGTCCCACTCCCCAGCCACGTCCGCATGCACCGGGGGCTCATGAATGCCACCGCGTGCCCCGCGTCGGGGGGTCTCACCGTCACCACCACCGCGTCACCCGCTATCGTGTATGTGATCGTCATGGCCTCGCCTCCTAAAATGGCCCTAGCGGGCTCGTATTTGGCCTATAATCGTTCGGCGCGTAGGGGGTGGTAGGGGGGTAGCGACCCCCCACCCTCCGAACGCTTATAACGCCTCCTATAACACATTTCCTGCAACCTATTGATTCCAGAGCACTTACGAGTTTGTGCACGCCATCTGTAACTCATTGCACCCAAAGGACTTAGCGTTTCCCCCCACACCCCAGCGTGCAAATGGCCCCGTTGCCCGTCACCGCTCCCACGCCTCCACCCGCACTCCGCGCCCTTCCACGGTCACCGTGATCCGTGACCGGCGCCCGCCCAATCCCACCACCATCCAGAACGGCCCCACGTGCACCTCCACCCGGCCCGGCCGGTCGGGGTAGTCGGCCCACACCGCAAACCCCTGGGCCGTCATGTAGTACCGCCGTGTCATCCCGCTGCCCCGCCCGCCTGGCGCGTGTGCCCCCCGCACCATCGGACCGGCCAGTGAACTAGCGTTGTGGCCTGCCCCCCTCATACAAGATCGCGTGCGTTTCCGCCTCCCGAATCACCACCCGGCTGCCGTCCAACTCCACCATTACGCTACCGATTGATACCAGCAGCCACTCCGGCCGGACCGCCGTTATCCGCGTGCGCGTGCCGGTGTCATACCGTAGCAGCAGCATGCCCGCGCACACGCTGTACTCACGCTGCGGCCTCTTGCGCCGCGCCGCACTCATAACACCTGCCCCGTCACCGCGTGTTTGAGGGTCGTCTGCCCGCTCTCCCACTCGATCACCAGATTCCCCACCGTGGCCCGCAAATACCCCGGTGCGAACAGCACAACGCCCCGCTGTATGGAAACAATCATCACCATGTACGGCTCCAAGCGGTATTCCCGCCACCGCGTATTGCGCTGCCCGGTCACGGCCGCTCCACCCCCACCCCCCGGCCGCGGGCAACCACGCATTCATCCACCCACGCGCCCTCGCGCCGGACGGCCAGCCAGATCTGTATGTCGCCCGGGAGCCGCAGCGTGCAGTCCCACCCATCCGCCCGGATTCTACCGACCCACCCGCCCCCTGCGTGTAGTATTATACCCTGGGGATTAATCCGATACCGTGTCATTCACGACCTCCCCCACTTCTATCTTCATTCCGCCCCGCGGTCGGTATTCGATATACACGAATTCTCCCGACTTACTCCGAAGCAAAGCCGCAAGCACTCCATTCCGGATAATTCCTACTGTGTCCATGTTACTGGCCACCCGCACTGCCGGTTCGTTTTCCCCCAGAATCGAGTAAGTGATGTTACTCCAACTTACAGTCATATCCCGTCTCCAGTAACTGCTAGCGCCGGGTCCATTTCCGTTCGACCACCTCTGTCTCCCGGGGCAGCAGCGTGACCACCACGCCCTTCCGCACCCCGTTCGCCGCCGGGGGGTGTTCCATACGGAGGAACCCAAATTGCCGTCCGAAGAACCCGGCCGTCGCCCCGTTTCGGTACAGGGCGAGAGAGCCGTCCGTCCGGACCGCGTACTCCCACCGCGCCTGGTCAGTCATAGCCCACGCTCCATCATGCATACCTTTCCGTTCTCGAGCGTCACCCATACTCCGTGGGCCGCCCGCATGTACCAAAAGTCCGTCCCCAGACACCCCGCATGCAGCACCGTGTATCCGACCGCTCGCTGCAAATGCAGGGATCCATCTTGCCCAATCACATAATACCACCGTGCCGCTTCAGCGTGTTCTTCTCTGTCATTCATACACGTATTCTACCACGAACGTCGGCTCAATGTGCACCTTGCGGCCGGTGTCGTTCAGCCACACGGCCACCTTCACCCGCAGCCGCGCGTCCGGCAGCGTGCCTGCCGCAATGCGGAAGTCGAACGGGGCCCGCGCCACCTCACCCTTGGTAGCATGCTGGATGTACACCAGCGTGTTATCCGCGGCGGGCCATACCCGCTCGCTGCCGTCCGGCTCGGTGGTTTGCAACCCAAACAACACGCCCGCCGCCGTGCCGGGGGGCACCGCGCCAATCGGCCACGCCACCAGATCGCCGTACACCCGCGTGATCCGCACGCGCTGGCCGGGGGGCACGTTGCGGAACTCCATCACCCACTCGTGCGCCGCCGCCGTCCCCCACGTGTCCGGGCGCGTGTCCGGCTCCCCCAACAGATCCACGGCAAAGTTTGTCGCGGCCCGGTAGACGGGGGCACTGTCGCACTTCGCCCCCCGCGCATTGGCCGCCGCCAGTAGAAAGATGCCGCCACAGATTACCAACTCTTTCAGTGCCATCTTACCCGCCATGCCTGTGTTGATATGAACCTAGGGTGATCACTTTCGCCGTGTTGCGAAAAACGTCGTAGTACACGACTACCACGGGCGCCACACCCAAATCCGCCCCCCACCCCCATCTCCCGATGTACCAATGCGGGCACAGCCTGCCTTCGGGCTGCGCCCACCCCACCGCAATTTCGCGCTCTAAGATCCGATATTCCATCACTCCCTCCCGTGCCTGCACTGGTGTGGCCCCGCAACGATGATGTCCACCGTGTTCATCAGCGCGTCATAGTCCACCAGCAGCACCGCCTCTCCGCCGGGCGCAATGTCTCCCAACTCCGCGCCGATTCCACGCCGTGCGATGTACCAGTGTGCGCAGAACCCGTTACTGTGCGGCCACCCGATCATGATCCGGTAGTCTGAAATCCTATACTCCATCGTGTTTCGCCCAATACCGCCGCGCCAGCGCCACCGCCGTGTAATGTCCGGTCTGCGTGTATCCGGCTCGGTGCATTATGAAGTGCGTTCGGCCATGCATATTGTAGACCACCGACAACACGGCCTCGCTGCCGGTCAATTCGGCCCCCAGCACCCGCCGGTGTACGTACCAGCGCGGCTCACTCTGGCCCGTGTCTCGGACCCAGAACCCCGCCGCGCTGATACCGTATCGGAGCGTTGTCATCGTGTTCTGCCCCGGTTCCACCGCAACACCGCTTCCACGGTGGTGCGAAAGATATCGGCCGAGACCAGCCCCGCCTGGAACGCCTCATGCGCCTTGTCGAGCGGCACCAGCACCGCGCGGATGAACCGCCGCAGGCGTCTGGCCGTGTGCCACCAGGCCACTGCGCAGATGAGTGCGGCCCCTACCGCCAGGCCCAGAATGACGTCATGCATCGCTCACTCCCCACAACTGTGCTCTACCCACTCCTCAATTTGCCATCCCCCATTTGGGGTGTACCACATGAAGAGGAGGGAGTTCTGGCCGATCAGGTCCGCCCGGAACGATGTCCGGTACACGCCCCAATGAACGCAAATACTTCGGGCGTTTCGGGTCAGGGCATCGCGCGTTACGTAGCCGACCCACAGACCGGAATCGATGACTCCATACTCCTCCCCCCGCGTGTTGCCCACCGTTTACTCCCGAAGTTCGAACATGCGCTCGACCACCGCCATGAAGTCGGCGGCCTCGATGCGGCCCGCGCGCAGGTCCTCGGCGGCTGCGGCTGTGGGCACCGTAAGCTGCGCCATTCCAGACTCTACCATCAAGATCGCCAGCGCCTCGGTGGCCTCGGGTATGCGGGCCCGGCTCTTGATGCGCCATACCAGCTCCTCGCCGCTAATTTCTCCCCGATCATGCTGTCTTACGGCCAGCCACACACGCAGCAACAGCGCGGCGGCCTCCGCCAGGGCGACTTCTTTCACACTTAGCCCCCGGCGCCCGCGCCACCACCGGTGTGCCAGCGCGATCAACACCCCAAAGACAACGGCTACCAGCAGGACATCAGCCCAGGTCATCGCCGTCCTCCACCGCCTCCAGCGGCACGAACCGTGCGGCACGCTGCGTCAGCCGGGCGCACTCGCGGTCTACCGCCAGCCGCACCACGGTGGCGGGATGTCGGTACTCCGCAAAGTGCAGCGCCAGCCGCGAGACCACGAAGGCCTCCACCTCGTCGCGCAGGTGCGCAGGCACCCGCTGTGCGATGAGGTTGCGCAGCTTGCGCCGGAAGGCCCGAAAGTTCTCCTCGTTCCAGCCCCGCGCCCGCACGTCTTGTGCGAGCTTGCTCCAATTCATGGTCGGTCATTCCCCCTCCATTACCTCAGACGGTTGATGCGCCCGATCCAACACCGCGTGAATCACGAAGTGGAGGAACAGCATTGTCCCCACCAGCACTGCGCCCGTAGTCAGGTGGTGCCTCTCCCGCCACTCGTCCAGGACGCGGCCTAGATCATCGGTCGCCTCATCGCTCGGCCGCAGCGCCAAGAGCGGCGACGCCAGGCTGACAAACGTCAGCATGCTACTCAAAGCGACCAGCGCGCTGTACATAATGTCTCTATTCTGAAATGCATTCTCATCCATTGATAACCTCCAGCGCGTGCGGCAACGCCTCACGGATGTGCCGCACGAAAGTGAGTTTGACTCCGAGTTTGCTCAGTTCGCGAACGTCCTCACGGTTGTCCGCAGGCAGCACCACGTGACGAATGCCGTCACGCCGGGCCGCCAGAATCTTCTCCTTGAGCCCGCCGACCGGCAGCACCTCGCCCGTCAGCGTGACCTCCCCGGTGAACGCCACATCACACCGCGCGCGCAGCCGCGTGAACAGAGACACCAGCGCGGCCACGATGGCCAGCCCCGCCGACGGGCCGTCCTTGGGGGTGGCGCCCTCGGAGACATGCACGTGCACCGCCCCGCGCATGTCCCCAGCGTGCAACCCCAACTCCTCCGCGTGCGCCAGCAGCCACGACCGCGCGGCCTGCACAGACTCGCGCATCACTTGCCCGAGGTGGCCGGTGATGATGTCCTCCCGCTTGCCCGGCAGACACACGGCCTCGACATCCAGCGTGCTGCCCCCGGTCTCGCTCCACGCGAGCCCCACCGTGACACCCACGCGGGGCACCCGCTGCCGGGGGCGGATGCGGCTGTCTTCGCTCACCCAACGGTGTGCGTTTGCGGCGGAAATACGCACGCGGCCGATGCCCGTTTCGACCTTGGCCAGCGCCACCCGGCGGCACACCGAGGCAATGACGCGCTCCAAGCTGCGCACGCCCGCCTCACGCGTGTAGCCGTTGATCAGCGCCCGGATGCCCCCCGGCGTGAATTCTACGTCCTCGGCCGTCAGTCCGATCTCCTTCATTTGTTTCGGGATGAGGAACCGGGACGCGATGTGCGCCTTCTCCTCTTCCGAGTAGCCGTTCAGCCGAATGACTTCCATGCGGTCCAACAGCGGCGATGAAATGGTCGCCGTGGTATTGGCCGTGGCGATGAAGAGCACTTTGCTCAGGTCAAAGGGAATATCCACGTAGTTGTCTCGGAAGTGCTTGTTCTGCTCCGGGTCCAGAATTTCCAGCAGCGCCGCGGCGGGGTCCCCCCGGTGGTCCCGCCCGATCTTGTCCACCTCGTCGAACAGGATCACCGGGTTCTTGCCCGCGCGCTGAATGGCCTTGATGATCTTGCCGGGCATGGCGCCGACGTACGTGCGCCGGTGGCCGCGCAGCTCGGCCTCATCGTGCATCCCGCCGAGCGCGATGCGCTCAAAGTTACGTCCCAGCGCCCGGGCGATGGATCGCCCCAGCGAGGTTTTTCCTACGCCGGGCGGCCCCACGAAGCAGAGGATTGGTGCGCGGGCGGCGGGGTTCAACTTCATCACCGCCAGGTGCTCCAGCACCCGCTGCTTAACCCGCTCGAGGTTGTAGTGGTCCTCGTCGAGGACCTGCCTGGCGTGCGCGATGTCCACCTCTTGGGGTGGGGGATCCTCCCACGGCAAGCTGGTGACGAAATCGATGTAGTCTCTGAGCAGCGCGGCCTCGTGGCTGCCCGGGGGCATCCGCCGGAGCCGTTCTTGCTCTTTGTCCAGTTCGGCCTGCACGTGCGGGGGGAGGTAACCCTTGCGTGCTTGGGCCTCGAACTCGTCCCAAATGGCATCGGGGATGATGCGTTTGAGCGCCGCCTCCAACTCCTTGTAGTTCTCGGCCTTGATCAGGTCCAGTTTGGCCTCGGGGGACACCCCCAGCGTGCCTTTGGCGATCATGAGCATGGCCAGGGCACGGGGGTGCGTAGGCAGCGTGTCCGGAACGCGCCCGGGCTTCATCTTCCGCAACTGTTCCAGCATTGCGGTGCACGTGCCGGCAATGCGCTGGCCGACGGCGCGGTCCGACTCGTCGAACGGAAACTCCTCGAATTCCACGATGGGGTACTGCGTGAAGTCCGTGACCGCACCGATCTTCACCGGCTGGTCGGCGGCCAGCTCCACCTGCACCGTGTCGGTGGAGGGGTTGAGCGTACCGGTCCGGGGGCCCTCGTCCACCGAGATAATCTCGCACACCACACCGTGTGTAGCAAGCTCGCCATTGATGCTACACACCGCTACCGCGGGTAGCCCCGCCGCGGCCCCGGCGCGCACCTGCTCTACGACAACACGCTTAAGGGCGATTATGGCGTCGGAGTAGGGCAGGATTACCCCGTGCCGGATCTTTACGAGTACACCGCGCTGTTTCTTCGTAGTTGTCATGTTCGTCTCCTCTACCATTCTACCACAGTTCCTTCGCTGTCGTCCTCACGCTTTTGCGTGTAGACGACTTTGTCTTGGGGCCGGACGTGAGTGGGGCGTAGCCGCCCGTGCGGCACGATGACCCAGATGATGGGGGCCGCAGGCGGTCGGATTACCGCCTCGTGCTCCCCATCGGTGTATGCGATGACCAAATCCGGTTGCAGCGCCTCGGCGGCATTCAGCGCCGGTTGGATGTTCGTTCCGCCGCCCAGCCCCTCGATGTGTTCGGGGGGCGCGGCCCGGCCAGACCACAGCACGCGGTCGGAATAGATGATCACGTGCGGGAGCGCCGTTTTAGTCAGTTGCCGGACCGCGCTCCAGGCGTACGGAAACCAGTGGTCCATGCTGCCCGACCCATCGAGCAGCACCACAATGCGGCTGCGCCGCTCACGCACCGTACCGCGGAGGCCCGGCAGCCGCCCCGGGCGGCGCCACCCCCGCGCACGCACCGGCACCGTGCCCCGGACGCGTTTGGCCAGCCGCAGCGTGCGCAGCAGCCCCAGCAGTTGCAGATCGGGTTCCACCTTCGGCACCTGTACCATCTCGTGGTGTCCACCGGTGCCTCGCACGGGCGCGGCCAGCCGGTTGAGGCGTGGTAGGCTTTGTTGGGCTTGCATGAGTGTGCGCAGGTGCGCCTCAACACGCTGACCGTCGCTATCCCCCCGTGTAATGTTGGAGCCGGTCTGCGGTTGCCACCCGCTCTGAAGCAACCGGCGCTCGATCCAGCGCCAAGACGGCAGACTGACCTTTTGCAGCGGGCTGTCGTAGAGCCGGGCGGGTACGTCGTTCTCGGTAAGGCCGACGAATTGTCTCAAGGCTTGCGGCAGCGTGATGTGCCGATTGGCGGCGATTTCTTGCGCGGCCAGCCGCACTGTGGTGTTCGGGTGCGGCTCGTCGAGCGCGAGCACGTCGCCGCGAAAGATGCGCGTGGCGTAGTGAGCGATGATCGGCTCGGTCTCCTCGGGCGGGAGGGCGTCCCACGACAGCGGGATAGCGAGCGTGTATCCGCTGGCGTCCAGCGTGAGGAGCGGCTCCTCGTCTGTGGTTCGCACGATGCGCACTCCACAGATTTGGAGCTCTTCCAGAAACGCCTTCATTGCTGTTCCTCCATCAGCTCCGGAAACTCCTGCCGGATCTGCTCTTCCAACTGGCGCCGGGCGGCGGGAGACAGTTGCGCGGCCCGGGCAATCTGAATGGCCCGCCGCTGCGTGGCCCGCCGCAAGGCATTGGCCACTTCGGACTGGTCGTGTTGCGGGCACAGTTGCCCGTTGCACCGCTCAGACACCTTCTTGAGCGTGTCACACAGTTGGGGGGCGATGTCGGCATACTCGCCCTCCAGCGCGCGGGCCACGAGGTGCTCCAAGATCTTCGGCGGGCCGACCTCGGCGAAGTGGTCCAGCAGCCGAATCGCCTGCGCGGGAGTGATGTTATCCCGCACGGTGGGGTCCAGCCCCTCCCACCCGCGGGTCTCCAGGGCCCGGCGCAGCAGGCGCAGCAGCGTGACCCCATCTTGCGCCAGCCGCTCTCTGAGCCAGGTGGCGACGCGGGCGGGCACCAGCGCGTCCCACGCGTCAATGCCGTGGTCGTACATCCGCAGCCCGATGTCGAGGGTGCGGTTGGGGATCGGCTCGATAAACGGCGGCTCGGGCACACTGCCGCCCCGCAGTTCGGTGAGCCAGGGCAGGCCGTATTGCGCGGCCAGCCAGTCACGCTCGTCCCCAAAGGGGAACCACGCCAGCCGCGCTGCGAGCGCCCGCCCGGTTTCTGAGGCTAAGAAGTCGGTGCGCGACACGGGCTGCATCGCGCAGATGATGATGGTCTGCGGGTGCAGTCGCCGCCCGTGTAGTTCGCAGTCCCACAACAGTGTAAGGATGGCTGCGGCCTTCTGCGGATCGTCGGCCGCTTTGTCGAGCTCGTCAAAGAACAGGACCACTGGTTCCCGTTCCGCGTGCGCGAACCATGCGGGGACCGTGTGCACCGTGTCCCAGGGGCCTTGCGACTTGGGGTGGAACACGGCGCGCTGCTGCGCGTCGGCGCCAATTGGCAGACCACCGATGTCTTCCGGCAACAGTTGAGCGAGTAGAACGACCTCGATGGGCAGGTTCAGGCTCGCCGCTAACTTCCGGACGCGGGCGGTCTTGCCCGTGCCGGTGGGGCCCAGCAGGCACACGCGCGGCCAGTGCGGCCCCCGAAATTCCGTTGCGATGATGTCCCATGTTGCTGTCTTGATCATATGGTCCTCCCTCTTCCCTATTGTACCATGTGTGTGGCCCGCAGCGCTAGCTTGAGCCAACGGCGCCCCACCCAAATGTGTTTGTCCGCAATGCACGGCGGTGACCCGCCGCACAGAATGTGAAGCTGCCTCTGCCGCTGTGTCGGCTTGCGCCTCCAATAGTGGAGGCAGGCTGTGATGGCGGCCTCCACCAGCCGCTCTTCAGTCCAACCCCACACCTGTGCAACCACTGCCAGATCGGGGCGGGCGGATAGCGGCATCCGAAGACCACGCCGCTCACGCCACAGAAAGACGCGAGAGAAGTAGCGTTGGATGCGCAGAATCTCGTGCGTGTACGGCACGTGCAAATCATCTAGCCGCCGTTTCAGTGGCGGCCATTCCGCGCCCACCATGATATAGCTTGTGTCTCGCGAGCAGTATGGCGGCGTGGTGTCCGGAATGAACACAATTCCGTTAGGTATGAGCATGCGTGCGTAGCCTGAGTGTGTCAGGGTTCCGTCGGACGTGTAGTAGTACGCGGTGCGGCGGAGCGGCGGCGCGCTGTCATACAACCAGCGTTGCAGCGAGCGGTGGTGCCGCAAGGCGAAGACCGCCCGCTGCACGGCGGGATAGTTATTCGCCGCCGTCGCTGCCCGCACCAGACCTGCGTTGTAGTTTTTCCGGACCATTTATCCCCAGTAAGCCCAATAGAGCGCTGCAGCGATGATTCCGGTCAACAACAACAGTCCGGACAGGGGCCAGAACAGGTAGAGGAAGCCCACTACGAGGATCGCTACGAGGATCGGCCAGAGTGCGATTAGCAGCGGCAGGCCGATGACTACCAGCAGCAGAAAGCCGAGAATGACCTGAATCGTTTCCATAATCGTTTCCATGTTTACCTCCAGTTACTTGAATTGCTCGAATTGCTCGAACGGCAAACTCAATTGCTGCGGGCGCGGCACATCTAGCTCGCGCCGCAAATACTCTCCCAGGGTGTGCAGCAGCCAGTCCACGGCGTGGATGTACTCTTCGCTATTGCCTGCGTGCGGGAGCAGGCGGAATTCGACCGTGCCGTACTCGTGCACCGCATGCCAGTTGATGGCCCGGTATCGGGTTGATCCCGGTACGCGCTCTCCGCGGCGCTTCATCCGGTGTTGGATGGCATGGGTCGGCGGTTCATCCCACCGGCAATAGCTGTACTTAAGCCGTGCTGTGTACTTGTAGTTGTTTCCCCAGCGCGCCAAATAGCGCTGGTGGAACCAGCGCAGGAAGTGGCGGTGCGCAACGGCGTGTAGAGCACGTTCTGACAGGGCGACGTGCACGTGATTCCCACACGTGCTATTCTGCGTGATTCTGCCTCGCTGCCACAACTCTACGATGCGCTGTGACCATGTAGACCATTCGGTTGCCTGAATCCGAATCTTGACTTCTGCGTTGGGTATCCAGTCTCTGCGCCTCTGGTCGTCCGGCACATAGACCGTGACATCCCGGTCTAACCTGACGTCTTGATGGTCTGTAGCTCCCTGCTCCATACCGCACTCAATCTCTAAGCCGATGCCTCGGATGTCCGGGTGCGGTGAGTGGTATCTGATTGTGGTAGCCTCAACGGCCATGCTCTGTCTCCCTGCGGCCATTGCCGTGACCGGCCGTACCGGCCGGTTTCGCCCCGTGCCGCTCGGGGCTCATCAGACGGCGGGGGAGTCGTTGTTGGGGGCGGGCCGGTACCATCTCCCCACATAATACCGTGTCTTCCGCCCGCGCCCACCGGGATCGATGGTTCCGGTGGGGGCATAGATAATCTCGACGCCCGCGGGCACGGGGCCGGGCCCTAGGCGACGATAGCCCCCGGCAGCCAGAAGGTCCATTGTTACACGGTACCAGTACGCACCGCCGCGGCCGGGGCGCGCCCAATGGGAGCACTGCGCCCACAACTCTTTAATTTTTTCGCTAATCGTGTCCATCGCATTCTCCATGCGGCCGGTTGCCGCGACCGCGGCCTTGCCGCGGTTTCGCCCCGGGCCGCCGGGGCTCGTCAGGCGGCGTCGTTGTCATTCGCACATGCAGCACGGGGCGTCGGAGCCGCACTCGCAGTACGGCTTCTTCGAGCACGGGCAGTAGTCGTAGTCACGGTACCACGGGCGGTATGTGTTGTACTGCGAGCGGTTTGCCCCAGTTAGTACCTTGACCAGTGCGCCGTCTACCCAGAAGTCCTTTGAGCCGTCGAAGAACGCCAGATGTGCCCGCCGCCCATACTTCGTGTCTCCGATGTACAGGAGACGGTATTTCTTGCCTTTGTACTCAGCCACGTTGTTCATCATCAACCTCCACTACCAGCATATCGGACGGCGGTGCGCTTGTCAAGGCTTTTCCATAGAAAGTCTGCAAGTCATTGATTCTGTGGGAAATAAAGTTGCGCGCGGTGTGCGGGGCCGCGCGCCGCCATTCGACCCCCGCGTGTAAGTGGCGTAAAATCAATTGGTTGGAGGCGTGGTGGGCGGGACACAAAAAAGCCCCGGTGGCAGGACCACCGGGGCCAGGCTAGGTCTCAGCGCAGGGGGTGTACACCGGTGGCGACCGGCCGGGCCAGGTAGCACTGGCGGCAGGCCAGGACGCCCCGGATCACAGCCAATTGTCACGCCTCCTGTTCAATCGCTTCTTCAGGCAGATCGATGCTTACCTCGATGGGCTTTGGCGCATCGATCTCAGTATTGATCCAGTACACCCGGTAGTATCCGCTCTCGACAGAATCGAGAGCCAGCTCCAACGCATCGCGAGCGGGCATGCCGCTCGCCCCGGCGCAGCCCCAATTCCCGCGGTCGTCTACGACTACCGCTATTCGGATCTTGATCTTTCTCTTAGCCATGTGTCGTCTCCTGTCTCTATCATACCACAAAGCACAGTGTGTGTCAAGCCCCTGCGCGGCTACAACCCGTAAGTCGTTGATTCCACGGCAAATAAAGTTCACCAGCGTGCTGGCAGGGGAGTGCGCCTCACGTAGGGACAACTGTGTATACTACCCGTAAGTTATTGATAATAAAGCATTTGCCCGCGCCGCTTTGGCGGCGTTGAGGGCACCCCCGCTCCCGCCTCCCCCGCCCCACCCCCGCCCAACCCCCCGGCCGTCAACGGCCCCCCGCGGGCCGTTGTCCCTCGCCCGGGCGGCCTTGGACGGCCCCGCCAGGGCCCCGCGCCGCGGCCCGGAGTTACCCCAGCAGTTACCCCGATGCCTCTAACCCATTGATTCCATTGGCCCGACCTACTAATTACTAATTAGCAGTTGTTCCCGCGGTGCGCCCGCTCGGGCAGGCGCGCGCGGGCGGTCCGGCCCGTCCAGCTCGGCCCCGGGCGGCGTAAGTCGTTCCGGCTCAACGGCTTACCGGTGGGGGCTTAGTTGCTTACCGGGCTTGCGGCGGCCAGTAGCTTAGCCGGTTAGACCGGGGGCATCGTGCGCTAACGCTTGTACAACAAGCCTATCCGCAAGTAATGGAGAGCGAATTGGGCGCCAAACTGGCCGGATCGTAAGTCCTTGCGAGTCAGCGGGTTGCGGGGAGCGGGTAGGGGGCCTATGCCGGGGGAGGGGGCCGGGGGAGGGCGGAGGGGGTGTTTGGGCTTAGTTCCCCCCACCCCGGGGCAGCGGCAGGGGTCCCCAAATCCGACTGACAGAATTTAGGAAATTCGAAATTTGACCCCCCAGTTCACACTGTGTTTTCAACAACTTACGGCAACTACCACTTCTGCTTTGTGCAACTACACCGGTTCGTGGCCCTCAAATTCTGGCCTCCTTGCACCACTAAGTGCCTTTGCCAACAACACAACCTAGCCCTTTTTGCACAACATCTCTACATAGCGAAATGGGCCTGTTGTGCAAAGTTGAAGTGACGACTCTATATAAGTGGAGGGCATGTCGAAGCGGATCCGCCCCCGAAGGTGGTACCAAGAAGTCGCTCGTACCATGGTCCGCCGCAACTTGGATCTGCGGACCGCAGCGGCCGAGCATGGCATCCTCCTCACCCCCGAAGAGGCTCAGCGGCACGCGCGCCTCGCTTCGTTCCAACAGATTCTCTGGCGGGAACGCTACGACTACTACGCCGAGCTGGGTGCAACATCCTACCGCGGCAAGGAAGCGCTGGTAGGTCAAATGCAGTGGCTGGTCAATCAGCTTATCGAAGCGGGGCAACTCGACAAAGCACTCGATGGTGTTGCAAAGATAGCCCGCGTGCTATCCGGAGAAGACGACACATCACTGGAGCAGATTGCCGCGCTGACCGCTCAGCAACTAGACGAGCTCAAACGCAAACTCCATGATAAAGGAACTTAAGATCTACTTTCGCCTTCGTCCAATCATCAAACAAATGAAGGAGGTATCACGCATGAAATTCTCCGTCAATACCGTGATTCAGCTCTTCGCGTTGTGCGCGCAGGGCATCAACGCGGTGTCGGATTTGCTGCCGCCGCGCGGCAAGTTCTACGCTGCGGTCGCATTGGCCGCCGTACAGGGCATTGTGGGCGTGCTGGCCCACTTCGCCAATCCCGACGGCACGCCCGCCGTGCAACCGTGGGTTCGCAGCGAAGACAATCCTAAGAGCAAGTCATCCAAGTCCTGATTGGCTGTATTTAGAACTGACTTGTGAGCATTGATCGCCTCGCCCGCCAACTGCGCACCGTCTCCGGTGGCGACCTCGAAGTCGCCGCTGAAGTTCTACGCCGGATCGAGGAGCAGGCGCGTGAACTCCACTACGCCCGCTACTTCACGCCTTACGGCGGGCAGAACGAGGTGATCAAACACCTGCACGATAAAAAGATCGTGCTGGTTCTAGGCGGCAACCGCGCTGGCAAGACTACCATCGGCAGCTGGGTCGCCGCCTGCTGGTTCCTTGGCAAGAACTACTTCGTCGGCAGCCCGGCGTGGAACGCCGTGAAAGATCTCCCCATCCCGGACGACGGGGGTTCCGTCTGGGTGGTCGGCCTCGACTTCCCCACCGTGCGTGACGTCATTTGGCGTGAGCACCTGGTTGGCGGCCTCGCCCATCCGCCGTTTTTGAATCCGCGCAACCCCGCCGTGGATCGCATACTAGAGCGCGACTTCCAGATCCACGGCAAGAACCGCCAACTGCTCACGTGCAAATCCGCCGAGTCGGGCCGACCGAAATTCCAAGGCGCGTCGCTGGATCTTATCTGGCTGGATGAGGAGTGCGACGCCGATATCTTCGATGAGTGTTACCAGCGCACTCTGGACCGCAGCGGTAAAATTATCGTGACTGCCACGCCGCTCGGCGACATTGCACAACGTGCGCGGCGCCCGTGGCTCTATGAACTGTATGTTGCCGCTCAGAACGGTGCCGCAGATATCGGCGTCGTACAACTTTCGGTCTTTGACAATCTGTTCCTTCCCGCCGACGAACGGGCACGCTTGCTAGATAAATGGGACGGCCATCCGGAAGGCCCCGCGCGGCTGTACGGCAAATTCATTCAGCGTGTCGGACTGGTTTACCCCATGTTCGATCCCGCCAAACACGTGATCACCCCCTTCCGCCTCCCAATCCAGTGGCCACGTTGGGTTAGCATTGACCCGGCCGCCACCGGCCCTACCGCCGCGCTGTGGGCTGCCGTCGACCCCGTGACCGGCGACGTGTACTTCTACCGCGAGTATTTCAGCGCGGAAAAAACCGTGTCAGAGCACGCGGCCAACATTCTGATTGCCTCGGGAGGCGAACGGATCGACTACTGGCTCATCGACCCGAAGTGGGGCGCGCAGCGTAACGCGGAATCCCACAAGACCGGCGCGCAGCTTTATCGGGAGCGCGGCATTCCGGTGCGTCTCGCTAAAATCGACGCCGACTACGGCCTCGGGCGCTCCATGGAATACATGCTTGCGACCACCCGGGAAAGCAGCCATCACCCGCGTGTCTACTTCTTCGACACGCTGGACGAGACCGTGCGCCAGATCAAGTCATACGTCTGGGACACCTATGCCAGCGGCCCGCAGGCCGGTATGTCCAAGCAACGGCCTCGCAAAGGCGACGATGACCTGATGAACGCAATGCAATATCTGCTTGCCACTCTCCCGGTTCGCCGCCGCGACACCAGCACGCGCGTGCACTGGCAGAAGATCGAACAAAAAGCCAAATTCAACTCTTACACGTGAGGTAACATGCCTGCAGTCAGCAAAGCCCAGCGCCGCCTCGCAGCCATGGTGCTGGCAGGAAAAGCAACTAAAACGAAGGCCTTCACTAACATGGCCCCAAACGAGCTGCGTAAGTTTGCCACGACCCCCGAGGCGAAGTTGCCACTGCACAAGGGTCGGAACGACTATCATGAGTTAGACGTTCCCTACCTCTCGGGCGCTGCCGCCAACTACTACGGCGAAGGCGTGCACGACGAGGAATTCGAGCTGGAGCACGGTCACGGCTCTGCCCCCAACGGCTGGGACATTGACGTGAAGGACCCGGGAGCGCGGCAACCCTATGAGAGGTATTTGGAAGACTTTGATACTGGCGAGTTTTTTGACAGCTCAGGCAACTAGTGTCCCTGAGCACAACTGGCTCGCAGACCGCCTGAATTCGTTTGCGCAGGACTACAACGACTTCGTTCAAAAGTTGCAGCGTAACGTTATCGACTACAAGCAGGCCAAGCGGCTTTCCAAGAAATGGCGTGAAGTCGAGAAAAGCGGTCTCTGGCCGGAGCCGGAAGGCTGCAAGTGAAGATTCAGCCCCTCGTCACGGTGCGCCGCTATCTGAACAACTACGTGGCGGTCTGCCCCCTGCTCAAGCGTGCCGCCGTCGGCGCAACGCAAGACGAGGCGCTGCAGAAACTGTTGCGCGAGCTGGCCGAAGAAGGATGGTATGAATCGGACCATCAAAGTAGACGAACTGTCGGACGCCGAGAAGCAGCAGATCCTTCGCAACGTCTTCGACCCCGAGAAGATCCTTCTGGTGTGCGAGAAGCACAAGTACGGGGGAAGCCAGAACCTCAACAGCCGCCCGCCCGCCGACGGCTGCCCCGCGTGCTGGCAGGTGTTCCTGACCCACATCGTGGCTCAGTTTCCGCCGTCCAGACACGCAGAGATTATCGGGCGCCTAGAAGCGCTCATCCACTATCTGATCGAAAACCCCGCCGCCGTGAAGCTGTACCGGCAACCCAAGATCGATGTCGAGAAGGGAACTAATTGAGCGTTTAGCCATCTTACTTATTAAGCAGTTCGAAGGCGTGTCACTGACTGCCTATCGGGATCCCGGCGGCGTGTGGACCATCGGTTGGGGCCACACCACCACCGCGAAACCGGGTATGTCCATCACGGCGGAGAAAGCCGAGGAACTCCTCAAACAGGATTTGAAACCCCTGCTGGATTTGGTGGACGCCGCAGGCATTCCCGCGGCCGCGGCCGCCGCCCTGGTCTCCTTCGGCTATAACGCCGGGCGCGCGCGGCTGTTGCAGGCCATGAAGATGTCGCCCGAAGAGGCAGCAACGTATATGTCTCAAATCGTGCGTGACCGCACGGGCAACGTGCTGCGGGGCCTCGTTCGCCGCCGAGCTATCGAAACCGCTCTTCTGCTAGCGGGCCTGGAAAACCGTGATACCGTTCGATCCGCGTAGCATTCCCCCGATTCCTGCGTCGGAGGGCGCTCCGCCGGGGCTACCGAGCTTCCCCGCCGACCTGCTGCCGCCCGGCATGGGCCCGCAAGCGGCGCCCGAGCCGCCGGAGAAGCCCCCCGCCACCCCCGCCGTGGCGCAGCCATCCGACGAGGAACTGGAGGACATCGCCCGCAACGTGCGGAACAATCTCACGCGGATGCTGCACTACCGCCGCCAGTGGGATCAACAGCGTGCGGTCTGGTACCAGCAATATCTCGGCGTGCGCCCCGCCGCCAAGTTCCCAGACAAGGTCACTTCCCGTAGCAATGTTGCTATTCCGTATCCCTTTGCCGTCGTGGAAGAGACCGTGTCACAGGTGATGGAGGCGTTCTTCGGCTTCTGGCCGTGGTTTGAAACCATCGGCCGTACACAGCGTGACACCGCGGCGGCCGACGCCATGCAGAGCGTGCTGCTGTCTCAGTTGCCGCGCAGCAACTTCCTCGACCAATTCGAGCTGCTGGTGCGCAACATTTGCATCTTCGGCCAAGCCGCGATGAAGGTAGATTGGGATTGGGACTACGACGTGATCACGGTATCGGAACCCATCCCACTGGTCGGTCTCGACGGCCAGCCAGTCATTGATCCGGCGACGGGCCAACCTGTAGCGCAAGGTGAGCGCCGCGTGCCCCGCCGCGTGCCGCGCAACCGTCCGGTATTTACCGCCATCGATGTCTATGACTTCGTAGCGGATCCCGACGGCAAGATCGTGGCGCACATGACGGAGAGGGACTGGGGCACGATGAAGCGTGAGTTTGAGCAGAACCCCAATCTCTACTTCCCCGACCAATTCCAGAAACTGGCCGACGCGCTGAAAGACGAGCCCAACGCGGACGAAATCATCATCCGCATGGCCGAGGTTTGGGACACCATCTCCAACACAGTGACCCTGATCACGGTGCGGGATGACACAGACGCCCTCGGTTGGAAAGACTTCCTCCACTCTTTCCGCGCCGCGTCCTACGCCGCATTCAAGCGCCGCGTGTACGGCGGGGATGGCATCGTGCTGTTTCACGGGCCCAACCCGTTCTGGCACATGCGCGCGCCTATCGTCTGGACGTCCTACATCAAGCTGCCCAATCAAATCTACGGCCTCGGTGCGATTGAAGCCGCCCAAACCGTGTACGAGGCGATCAACCGCACCGCCAACATGATCATCGACAACTGGAACCTAGGCATCAACCGCCGCTACGTCTACGACGTGGACGCCCAGATCGATGAGGATGCACTGGACTTCGCCAACGTGCCCGGCGGACGCGTCGGCGTGCACGGCGACGTGACGAAAGCGATCCTGCCGCTGCCCAGCTTCACGCCGTCGCAAGGCGACTACATGATCTTGCCGCTGTTCCAGAAGATGGTCCAGCTCGCCACCGGCTTTCGCGACACCGAGCAGCCGTCCCCCAAGCAGCCGGTCGGTATGCAACTGGTCATGGTGGACGCGTCCCCGCGGTTCAAGAAGTTCCTGCGCAATCTGGAGGTGGATATCATCCAACCCCTGCTCCAGATGTGCGCCTCAATGAATCAGCAGTTTCTCACCGAGCCGTACGAAATCATCATTACCGGCGAAGAGGCCGCCATCCCCCGTTACCCCCACGTGACTCCCGCACAACTGGTTGGCGGCTTCGAGTTCAAGATCTTTGCGGCCAACTACCTCCAGAACAAAGTAGTGCGCCAGCGCAACCTGATGGCGCTGATGAACATCGTAGGCAACTCTCCCTACATCAACCAGTACGAAGCACTGCGTGAAGTTGGTCGCCTATTCGAGATTCGCAACCTAGACCGCATCCTGTACACACCGGAGCAGGTTGCGCAGATGCAGGCCGCCGCCGAGCAGGCCAAACTCCAACGGCTGGAGGCCATCTTCCGCGAGAAGGCACAGGCGGAAATCTACGCCAAAACCGGCAAAGAGCCGACCGACGACGGTGGCGGCGGCGGTGGTGGCGGTGGCGGCGGCAAAGGTGGCCGCCCGCCGTCCATCCAATTCGAGGGCACTATTCCCGGCTCCTCGGAAGAAGTGGTTAACCGCATGCTGGGGCAGCAATTCGGCGCATCCGCCCTAGGCCTTGCAGGCTTAGGAAAGGTTGCCAAGGAGGTAGGCGGGAATGAAGTATGACGCCGAAGCGGTCCGTGCGTTGGCAACGCATGCGGGCTTCCATTCCTTGCTTATGCTGGTCGACAAGCTACATGCCGACTTGGTACGCCAGCTTCAGGACGTGAGAAAGCTGCCCGACCTCCTCCGTATTCAGGGCGCCCTGCAAACCTGCACGTGGTTGCGCAACGAGTTTCGACGCCGCGTGGAGACACCACGCACCGGCGCGCCCACCGACGATGATCCGGCCGAGGAATTCCTCCGCGAATTCCGTAAGCAGGTCATTGTCGTGGGGAATTCCCACAAGGAGTAACCTGTGAGCAATACCGGACAACCGGAAACCAAAGTCCCCGCAAATGTAGAGCAAGCTGGCGATTGGTTCAGCGACGCCCCCGGTGGTGATCTTTCTCTGGCTGATATCTTCGGGCCGAATCCCGACGCCGTGCCGCCCGACAACGCTGCGGCCCAGGCGCAACTGCAGCCAGAGCCGGAACAAGCACCGCAGCGGCCTCCACAAGAGGAGTTTTTCCTGCGTGGCAAACGCAGCGTGTATAAAACGCCGGACGAGGCTGTAAAGGGCATCGACGAAAAGGACGAGCTCATCGAACGTCTCCGTACCGAATACCAACGCGTGACCGGGCGTGACCCGATCACGGGGCGGTATGTCGCGCGTGAGCCGGAGACCCTACAGGCTCCGGCCACGTCGGGGATCGAGGATGACTACTTGTCCAATCCCACCAAGTTTCTCGAAGACTTGAATCAAGCCTACATCAGCCAAGATGGGCGCAAGTATTACGAGACGCACGCGAAGTTCGTCTTGTCCATGTTGCGGCCTTACCTTCCCGTCGTTCAAACCGCTGCACGCACCACCGCTTTGACACAAGTCAAAGAGCGTGTAAAGGACGAGCAGTTCGACAAGTTCCTCCGGGAGGAGCTGCCGCAAGTGTTGCAGGAGAACGAAACGCTCGCCACGTTGATTCAGGCAGCGGAATCCAATCCTGCCCTCGCTCAGCACCTTCCCAACCTGTACGAGACTGCCTACTACTTTGCACGCGGGCGCAAGTTGCCGGAACTGGTCAAAAGCGCTGCCCAACCCGTGCAACAATCGGTCCAGCCCCCGCGGCCCACGTTACGCCCGGGGACAATGCCTCCTCCCCCGCCGACAACGGCTGGCGGGAAGCCATTTGATCCGAACCACGTTGACTGGGGTGATCCCGAGCAGCGAAAGGCGTACATGAAGTGGCTCGAAAGCAAGGGGGTGCTGGACGTCAAAATCTAACCGAGGGTAAATTTCCATGGCAGATGTCATTACCGTAACTACGGGCACGGCCGGTACTCCGGGTTCGACGGCAGCGGAGCTTGTTTCGTACATCTCCGCCCAGATGCTGGAAGTCGCCGAGCTCCACACCGTGCTGCGCGATTTCGGTGAGAAGCGGCCTCTGCCTCCTCACGCGGGCAAAACCATCCGGTTCGTCCGTGAGGAGAAGTTGGCCGTCCCCACCTCTCCCACCCAGCTGTCGGAGGGCGTTCCGCCCGATGCCGTTGGTCTCACGTTGAACCAGTTTGAGGCCACGGTGGAGCAGTATGGCAACGTGGTGCGCATCAGCGACCTCGCTGTGCTCACGGCGCGTCACCCGATTGTGGCCCGCACGGTCTACATTCTGGGCCTGCAGGCCGCCGAAGTGTACGATCAGCTGATCTTCAATGTGCTCAAGACTACGACCAATAACTATTGGCCGAACAATAAAACGTCCGATGCGAATATTACTGGAACGGATCAGCTGGCGTACAAGGACCTGATTAACCTTGACGCGCTGTTGAACGTAGCCGGGGCTCGCCCGTTCGTAGATGGCGACTACGTGCTGGTCCTCGCTCCCGCGCAGTATAGCTCGCTGCAAGCCGATCCGGACTTCATCAAGGCAGCCCAGTTCAAGGCTCCTGAGAGAATCTGGAAAGGTGAAGTGGCGGAACTGGCGGGCTTCCGCATCGTTCGCTCTAACGCCCCGGCGTTTGCTAAGCAGGGCACCAACAGCGGCGTGAACTACTACTATGGGTTCGCGATTGGCCGCTTTGCGTATCAGGTGACTGATTTACAGAACCTGCGTGCATACGTCGTGGCGCCGGGCGGCCAGACCGACCCGCTCTACCAGAACTACAAGATCGGTTGGAAGTTCGCGTTCAAGGCGATCATTACCAACCCGAAGTGGCTCATTGGTGTGCACTCGGCTGGTGCCAGCAACGCTAACTACAATCCATAATTGACTGAATAACGGAGGGGCGGGGCCATAACCCCGCTCCTCCAAAAGGAGAAAGCGATGACGAAAGATACTCCCCATGTGATCATTCACGAGCTGGAGGACGGCCTCGAAGGGGCGGGGTTGGAAGATCTGCGCTGCGACATGCATGGTGAGAGCAGCATGGGGCGCAAGCTTCCCAAAAGCTTGGCGTGGTCCACGTATGAGAGCATCGAAGATACGTGGCTGCGCGGCACCATGGAGGGGCTCGATGAGCGCAAGATCGGCTTCAACCCCTCGCCGCAAAGGGGCTTCAGATCCAACAATGGCAATGGCAAAGACGACTGAAGAGAACCACAAGCAAACCTTCCGGGTTCCCGAGAAGGACCCGCTCGGCCAGGCTTTTCCGGGCATCTGGATCAATGGCTTTCACTTTGAGCCGGGCAAGAGCTACGAGGTTGATCCAGTGACTTTCGAGTCGCTGAATTCCATTCTCGATGGCTGGATGCAGGAATCCCTACGCTTGCTCCAGCGCAAAGTGGACCTGAAGGCCTTGCGCCAGATCTTCGAGTCTCGGGGCTACTGGGCGGGCCTCCCGGAAGAGTAACTAAAGGAGGGGGCCGCCCCGCGGCCCCACATCTCTCACCATGAGGCTGCATACTCCCCGTTCACTCGGAAAGATCAAGGTAACCACTCCCGGCACTCCGGTACAAATTACCACAGACACGACATTGCGTGCTACCATCGTCCGCTTCTCTGTGTTCATGGGTGGCACGGGCAAAGTTTATCTCGGTGTGCAGGGGATGAATCGTACCACTGGCGTAGGAGTCATCAAAGAATTCTGGCCTACCACAGCGGCCGGAGGGATTGCCGACGAGCTTATTTTAGAAGTACCCGTCATAGGAAGCCACAGCTCTTTCCGTCTGTCGGACTTCTACGTCGATGCGGATGTAGCCAACGAGGGTCTGCTCGTGTCCTACTTTGTCAAGGAATCTGATCGTCTATGACGGCTCAAGACATCGCCGACGCTGTGTCGGTTGACATGCGGCGGCTCATTTGGAGCTCTGGCTCAGAGCTACCGATCCTTCTGGGCTGGATCGACCGCGTGCAGAAGGAAGTGTTGCACAGCTCGGTATACGCGGCTTTCAACATTGCGCGAACCACTATTTCTACTACTGCCCTTCAGGCCGTCTACACACTGCCGTCCGATGTCCGCCGCGTGCGCACGGTCTACAATCGCACGCTGTCGCAGGTGATCCTACCGCTGGAACACACGGCTGAGCCTGCCACTGCCATGGAGCACGCCACTCCCGCCGTCGGCGGCCCAGAGGCCCCGGACGCCAAACTTCTGACGATCCGCGTTCACGGCGCCTTCCCCCTATACTATCAGCGTGCGGGCAACCAATTGATCCTGTTTCCCGAACCGCAGCTTTCAGACAACGTTATTGAAGTGACCTATGAGAAAACCATACCGACCATCACTAGTGCGACACAAACCCTGACCGTGCCCGATGACGGCAAAGACGTTGTCGTAGCCGGAGTGAACGCGCTGGCGGCTGCGTATCTCATGCGAGATGACGAGGCGCAGCGCTGGTATACGGTTTACCAGAAACTTCTCAGCGCTATGCCACAGGCGTGATTACTTTGATGAAAGATAGGATCGTGTATGACAGCACAAGAGATTGCTGACGCTGTGTCGATTGACATGCGTCGGCTAATTTCCAATACTGATCCGGACCTGTCCGTCATCTTGGGCTGGATTGACCGCGTGCACAAGCAAGTGCTGCACAGCTCGGTGTATGCAGCCTTCAACATTGCGCAGATTACCATTTCCACTGTTGCTAACACGGCAAGTTACACCTTGCCGTCGAATGTCCGCCGCATTCGCACGGTCTACAATCGCACGCTGTCACAGTTGATCTTACCGCTAGAACCGACAGCTGAACCCGCCACTGCTATGGAGCACGCCACTCCCGCAATTGGCGGCCCACAGGCTCCCGACGCTAAGATCTTATCCATCCGCGTGCACGGCCCCTATCCCCTATACTACCAGCGTGTCGGCAGCCAATTAATTCTGTTTCCTCATCCCCGGCTGTCTAACAACCAAATCGAAGTAACTTACGAAAAAACCGTGCCTACCATTACTAGCGCCAGTACGGTTTTAACCGTTCCCGATGACGGAAAAGACGTCATGGTAGCAGGTGTGAACGCCCTGGTTGCGTTGTACCTTAAGCGAAATGACGAGGCGCAGCAGTGGTATGCGATGTACCAAAAGCTGCTTAGTGGTGAAACACAGGCATGACAGCCCAAGACATCATCACCCAACTTTATGCCGATAACGCCGTGACCACGGCGCAGCCCACTGTTATCTTGCAACATATCAACCGCGTGATTCAGGACCTCGTGAAGTGGTCACGCTGGCGCGTGCTGCGCTCGGAATACCGCTATTTCCTCACGCAGCCGGGCGCAACCGCCTACTGGATCGGCGCGGGCACCCCCGCCGCAGGCACGGTAGATACTACGTTGGGCATCTCGGACCTGTTCCGCATCGATCCCTTCTCCGTGATCGACGTGACCAACCTGCGCCATCTGGGGCGCGCCGAACGGCCCATGCTGACTGCGTCCCACACACGGGCAGATGGGGCATACCGCCCCGGGCGGCCACAACAGTTCTGGCTGGATGATGCCACAGATACCAATCGCCTGCACATCTTCCCCGCCCCGGACAACCAGAACACCTTCCAGCCGTCCCCCACATATGTGCCTCTGAATATCACAGCGGGGGGCACACTGCCGCTGCGCACCTACTTCGCAACGGCCACCTATGTGGACGCAAAAGGCGGAGAAAGCCTTCCCGCACCCCCACGTGAATTCACGGTAGGCGCCAATTCCCTGCTCCGCGTGTTTCCGTCCTTCAGCTTGCCCGTGACGGCCAACGACAAAGGCGTGGCCTACGTCGGTTTCCACGTCTATGCCGGTACTACGCCAAACACGTTGCAGCGCCAAACCACTGCTCCGACTCCCTTCGGCAATGCGTGGACGGAACCGACCACCGGCCTTGTCTCCGGCGCTGCTCCACCGGCATCGCCTACCATCGCCCCACTGGGGGGTTATTTGATCGGCTTTCGGTATTTCAGAAGCATCCCGAACGTCACTACGGGAGCCGACCCGATCCCGTTTCCGGACAACTACCTCAACGTGTTAGTGGCGGGCACGGGCATGTTCCTTGCACGCGCGCTGGATCGCCCCGAAAACGTGATTGCGCGCTATCAACAGGACTACTACGAAGGGCGCGTGTCTCTCATCCGAGACCTCAACCTGTCTCCCCAGATGCGCTTTGTGCGCCCTGATCCCGCAGGCATCCCGTCTGCCATTACGCTAGATCCCAACTGGGTAGCTCACTGATGCCGTCAATCGCTGCACCCACACCGGACCGAAACGAATTCGTCATCATTCCGCAGACGGATACGTACCAATACTATCTGCGTACGTCCTTCTACGATGCAGGCCTCGATACCTTCACGCGGGCTCCCATCCAGCCGCAAGGCGCATTCACAAAGTTGCTCAATGTGCAGCCCCCCGCCCGAGGCGTGCTGGAGCGCCGCTGGGGCTATGGCTTCTTCGCCACCACAACGGTGCTCGCCACCCTTGTCCAAGGCGACTATTACAGCACCGGCACCCATAATCGTTACTGGATCGTATCCGGATACAGCGGCCAAACGCCACGCCTGGATTTGATCAACGAAAACGGCGGCGTGGCCGCATCCTTTATAGGCGGGGGCACAGTGCCCCGCTGGGCGGTTTCGCGGGGGCGTATCTTCGTCACGGACGCCTATAACGAGCAAACCAAGTGGGTCGGCGACCCCAACATTGGCCCCGTACCGTGGGGCATGCCCGCGCCGACGCAAGAACCATCGATTATGCCGCAAAGCGGTGGCAATATCAAGCTGTCGGTGGGGCGGCGCTATGCCGTGGTCTTTGTCGAGGAACTGACCAACACTGTGTCTGACATCTCTCCCCTATCTCCGATCACGGGTCCGCTGGACAACCATCGAGTGGAAATCACGATCCCCCTTGTGCCGCCCATCACCCGCCGCACCACTCTTCAGCTGGATCATCTGGCTCGCTACATTTTAGCCACCGCCGACGGCGGCGACCCCACGACGCTGTATCTGCTGGCCAAGATTCAGGACAACACAACCACTACGTACATCGACAACATGCCGGATTCCGAACTACTCTCCCAGCCCGTGTATCTGGAATACGACCAGTTCGGCAACCCCCACGGCGTGTTGTTCAATTCGCCGCCTCCCGGCGGGAGTTACTTCCCGACGTACCACAACGGGCGCATTTTTTGTTCATACGGCCCGTTTCTGGTCTATTCCAAAAACCTCGACGAGGTGACAACCAGCAGCGGACTGATCACGTCGTCGTACGAAGACGCCTTTCCGGCAGCCAACATCCTCGACGTTTCCACAGGTGGGGATATCGTCCGGGCGCTGATCAGCTACAACGGCGTGCTATACATCGGCACACACCAGAACATTTACGCGCTGTACGGCGACAGCCCCTCCAATTTCTCCGCCCCACAGGTACTGTTCAAGGATGTCGGCGTTATCTCGCAAGATGTCGCCAAGCTGGTCTTCATCGAGGGACAGCCAGCCGGATTCATCTGGATCACTCCGGATTTCCGCGTCATCCAGAGCGACTTCAACGATTATGTGGAGATCGGCAAACCGATCTATCCATTGCTGCGTGACAATGCTCCATCCAATCCGGACACGATCACAGCAACCTATGTAGGTAACGGGCCATACGATCTGTACGTGATCAACATCCCCCACCCGAGACCGATGCAGCTCGTCTACGATCTGCGTGCCCGGCGATGGTTCCACTGGGAAATCTCCGGGGGATTCGATTCTGTGAACTACGGAATTACCAAAGCCGGAGAGCCGGTATTCCTGGGTGCACGCAATGGTAGCCTGTTCAAGATCGGCCCACAGTTTACCTCTGACAACGGATCGAACATTCCGGTGACCATCGAAAGCGTGTGGCTGCATTTCGGCGACCCCAGCTCTCGCAAGATCTTCAACGAAATCGACATCTCTACCGCAGACCCAAATCTGAAGTTCGAACTGGAAGGCGTTGACACCGCCACGGGTTTCGACGACGTGCATTCTGTCGTACCGCAGACCACACCGCAGCTTGGCCCATTCGGCACGTACAAGGTGTTCGTGTCCCGCTACCGAATGAGTGACCATTTCTACCGCTATCGCATTGTGTCTAACAGCACGGCTCCTGTCGTTCTGGCGGCCATCCGCATGGAGGTTGTGCCCATTAACCGGCTATGAGACAGCGTCCCAAAACCCCGTCTGTCCCTCGCCTGCGAGACCCCGAGGCCAACCTCTCCCGTCTGAACACGTTCATGCAAGAGGTGGCGCAGGCCATCGGCGATGCGGCGCCGCCCAAACCTGCAAGCCCGCGTGCCTCCGCCGTGCCGGTGCCGCCCGATGCCACCAGCTCTCGGGCCGTGCCTTTGATACCCTACTACCGGGCGGGCCACGAGATGTCTGACGGCACGTGGGCGACGGAGATGTATTGGGACGACCGCCGGGAGCGCATGCTTGTGGACAACTTCGTGCTCGCACCGGACAAACGGGAAAACTGGGGCGGTGTGCAATTCTGGATCAAGACGCCCACGGCCACGGTTCCCGCCACCGGCCTGGCGCCTATCGAGCAGTTCCACGATGAAAGCGGCGGAAAGAAGTCCTTCCGTGAAACCATTGCCATCGAGCCGCAGTTCATCCCCGCTACGCCCGAAACGTGGCAATTTATCGCCGCCAGCGCGGATGCCGAAGGCAACATCGTGAAAGATTCCACCGGCGTGCCGCGAGGACCGCGGGTTGCACTCGTCACGCTGCCTAAGGCGGACCACGTGCAGAGCCCACAAGTCAGCGTACAGATCCGCATTGACGAGGCCGGAGACCAGGTGTTTCGATTGGTCGGAAGCTGGGTCAACCCGCCCGTGCCCCGCTACAAGGGCGTGCGCATCATCATGCGGGGCTTGCACGAAAACGACACACCCGTGTACGACGCCGCCGAAGGCGAGGCCGGGTTCGTCAGTGAAGAGTTCCCGGTTCCCGCCAGTGCCAAGAACCTGACGATCTTCTTCGTTCCGATATTCGGCGACGGCACACTGGGAGACATCAACACCGCGCCGTCCGTCACCGTTACAGTCAGCCGGATTCAAGGCGGCTTCGGGGAGGAATTCGCCCCCCGCGTGTTCTCTTACGGCGGCATGGTGCTAGGCTATGCCGTTAACTATGATGGTCAGCGTGTGCTCCGCGTGCGGCTGGATTGGTCCAACCCCGCCGATGTGCGCTTCGGCGGAGTGATCATTTACGTCGATTGGGTGGATGGAAACCGATACCAACTCAGTGGCGTAGAACGCGGCACGTTTTACATTTGGGAAACCACTCACTTTCCCCCTTCCAATGCCAACGCCACATTCTACTTGCTCAGCGTCGATACCAACAACCGCCGTAACACGCTGCGCACGGACGGATTCACTCCCTCTGTCACGCTGGCGATTCCCGTTCCCAGCTTCACGCGGGTAGCCGAGGTTACCGGCTTCTATGCTACTTCCAACCGCGTGACGACCTCCGACGGCACACGCCCGGTGATGGTCTCGGTGTCGTTTTTCCCGCCCACCTCGGACCGCCGCTGGGGCGGTGTGAACATCAAGACCTCCAACGACGGCGTAACGTGGCGGCTACGGGCCAGTGCCTCCCGGGAAAGCGGCCTGACTAATGTCAGCTTCTACGAACCCGATCCGCTATCCTACAGCGGCCTTAACTCACTCGTGCTTCGTGTAGCCGCATTCTCCTATGACGTCAATGGCGTTGAAAATCCCTACCAAGCAGGCCTAACTCCCGAAATGAACGTGTACTACGGGGGAATGGACCTGCTAGACCTGACGAACGCCAACCCCAACACATTCAACCAAGCGCAATTTAACAAGGACTCGTCTCGCCGGTTCCAGATTTACAGTGTGCACGGCGATTTGATCGTCTCAGGCACCATTGCCTCCCGTCACATAGTAACGAACGGCATTGACATCGGCCCGCTGGCCAGTATGCCGGGACGGTTCCGAATCTTCAACGGTGCGGGGCAGCAGATCGGCTTTATTGGCACACAGGGCGCTTGGGACGGCGGCTGGTTCAGGCAGTTGAAGGTCGGCGGCATTTCGGAAGTCGGCAACACGCCGTTCATGGTAGACTCGTTAGGTAGACTGAAGATCACAATTGGGTCCAGTGATGCAACGGGAACTATGGATGAGAGCTCGCCGATACCACTGGTCGTAAAAGATGCCGGAAGCACCCGCCGTGTATGGTTGTCATCAAATGATTCATTATATGGCACAGGGATATACTGCGACCCCGGTTGGACATTTACTGCGCCGTGGGCTAATATGACAATTAGCCCCAACGGCGCCGGTGTTTCAGTCGCGCCAGCGACGCTTGTTACATGCTACATGGGTGGTTCATCCGTATATGGGACCAAGTTTGCGAAATTGTCAATTGGAATACTTGACCTTGCTAGAACTTTCTCGGTTGAAATCGATACTGGAACCACATCAGAAATGAGGCTAAACAACATGGGCATCATTGTCGATAGCATCTACTCAGGCCAGACTGTCACTCTTGGATATACCAAAGACAGCGGCGGAACGGGCACACTGACCTTCCGTCGTGGCATCTTGGTATCATACTCATAAGCCATGCGTGTAACAATTGACATCCCTGATAACATTGTGAGATACCTCGAAGAGTACATCCGCACGGCGACCAAACCGCCGTACGTGGATGCCAACGGTAACACCGTGATCGAACCGATGTTCCGCCGGGGAGTTCCCGAGTTCATCGAGGAAATCCTCGCGGCAAACTTCGAGCACTACCTTCCCGCACACGCGCCGGAGCGTGCGGCCGTCACGCAGCAAATCCAAGCGTTGCAAGACCAAATCCGTAGGGCAATTCGTCCCATCTGCCGAGAACAAGTGGTTTCAGTCGGTGACAGAAAAGATGCGTAAGCCAATCATTGCAGCACTGTGCGCCACCGTTATGTGGGCGCAAAACCCAAATACCGCAGTCTACCCGAATGCGGTAGCGACCGACACCGACCTATTGGTAGGTGAGAATCTGGTTCAAAGCCCGCTGACCGCCAATATCACGGCTACCTCTACTACGCTACCGGTGGCGAACGCGGCTATCTTCCGCGTCCCTACGGCTGTGACCATTGACTCGGAAATCATCAAAATCTGCGCCAAGGACACGGCCGCAAATACCCTAACTGTGTGTTCCGGCGGGCGCGGTTTCGACCGCACTACTGCAGCGAGCCACACCAGCGGCACAATGGTTCGGGCTACTATCGCCGCTCACTACCACAACCAAGTGGCCGCAGAAATCAAGGCCATTGAGAACACGCTGGGGCCCAACCTCGGCAACGTGCGAACCACCATTAATGCTGTTGGCGGGGCCAGCAATCTGGACACAGTGGGGCGTGTGCCCTTCACCAGTGCCTCCGGCATCGTGAACAAAAGCACGCTGCATTTCAGTTCCAGTAACCAGCGTCTCGGTATAGGGGTAACGGCCCCCCATGAAAGGCTGGACGTTCTGGGCCGTCTGAAACTTCGCGACGACGACACTTTCACCGCGGGTATATTTTTTAACGACACAAACGGCAGTGGCGACGTGTTTGTGGGGAAAACTACCACTGCCGCCAACGGGCCGTTCGGTGTGTGGCATAGTGGCGCGTGGCGGCTTCGCATTCGGAGTGACGGTAATGTTGGCATTAACATAGGGGATCCCATCGCTAAGCTGCACGTTTCCGGATCAGTCAAGTTTGATACCGATTTCACGGGCCAAGGTGCCGGATTCGGCGGCGTGACGCAGACTTTCACGTGGCCGTCGCCCCGCGGCACCAATCTGTACTACGGCTACCGCTTTGACATTCAGGACAGCCTGCTCGATGGGTCAGCCGCAATCGCCGTGTACAACACGGGCACGGCGGACGGTATCTTCATCGAGGCGCGTGGGCATTCCACCGGCTCCACCAGTCCCACCGGGCTAGCCATAGCGATGAACAAGATCGGAACCAACCAGAACAACCCCAACTACTCCGGCTACGGCATTCAGGTTTGGGATTACACCAGCGCCGCCAATCCCGGCAGCCCCCTGCTCGTGCGCAACACGGTGGGGGGTACACGCCGCCTGGCACAGTTCCAGAACATCGGAAACGGCCCGGCAATCATCGAGCTGTTTTCTGGTAATACGGCGGATCAGGAGAGCATCCTACGGTTTCAAGACCGCGCGGGGGCGACGCGGTGGGACTTCGGAAAGAGTGCCTCCAACAACCTGATTTTCCGCACCGGCGGGGGAACCACTGTGGCCGAAATTCGTTCTGATCGCCTGCAGGCACCTGTGATTGACAGTGGCGGCACTGTCGTGCACGTGAAAGCCTACGGTGCCGTCGGCGATGGCATCGCGGACGATACGACAGCATGGCAGAATGCACTCAATGCCGTAGCGGGCACAGGAAGGACACTGGTATGCGGGCCCGGTACGTACAAGACCACCGCCAGTCTGTCCGTCAGTGCGGGCAACTTCACAATTCAGGGGCCATGCACGATTAAGCCCACCTTTTCGGGAACCAGCCAGTTCTCTGCTATTTCTTTTACCGGATCTGAAGTGGTCTCCACCACCGTCACGTCTGATGTCAATACGAACCGGGCAAACTCGGCAACCGATACGATCAGCGTTGCTTCAACATCCGGCTTCGCAGTGGATGACTACGTCTACCTACTCGGGTCGCAGACTACCGGCTCGGCTACCAGTTACTTCTCCCAAGTAGTGCGCGTGAAATCCGTAGGCGGGTCATCGTTGACGTTCTACACCCCCGTAGTGATTCCGATTCGAACATCGGACACGTCGTCTGTGACCAAAGTAAACCTGCTCTCCAACATTACTCTGCGTGATTTGACGTTCGACGGGGAGAATGTCACAGCGCCTAACGCAGATGGGGTGGCGATCCGGGCCAGCTATTACAGAGACAGCGTGTTTGAAAACCTGACGTTCCTTAACTGGAAACACGGTGGTGGGTCCAACTCTTCGGCCGCAATCGTAACGTGGGTTGGCCTGAACAACCGCCACCGGAACATTTCCATCCGGGATTCCGGTTCTGGGAACACGTCCGACTATAACATCACTAATGAGACTGCCTTAATGACGACTAACCTCAGTTCGATTGAGGCAACCGGCGCTGGCCCTCGATGGATGCGCTGCACGCATTGTATCGTTGACGGAGTGACGGTGCTGTCCGCAGGTCAGAAGATAGCCACAGGCCGCGGGCTGAGAGCTCACGGCACAGTGTGGTCCCATTTCTCCAATCTGTACGTAGCGCGCTCAAAGCGCACAGGCCTCTCCATCTTGGGTGGCACTTACCGTACCGTGTTTTCCAACATAAATACTGTGCAAAACGAGAACGAGGGAGTTTGGTTCCCGCAACAAGACGACTGCATTTACAACACACTGTTGGGAATCAATTCTATTGGCAATGCGACGGCTGACCTTACCTTTGGTACAGGTAACAGGCTCAACGCCGCGCTGGTTTTACAAATTGGAACGATTACCTCGAATGAAACCAATTTCGTAGCACAGATGCGTGATGGGGGGTGGCAGGCGATAAACTTCGGGACGAAGCCTACGTGCTCGGCGTCTGTGCGAGGAATGACGTGGTTCACCCGAGGGGGAACAGGCGCCAAAGATGCCTATGAAGTGTGTGCAAAAGACTCCTCGGACGTCTATGCCTGGCGAACAATCTACTAGGGAGGTTACATGCCTTTAACCAACGCCTATCGCGATTATGTTGCCTCTGACACGGTGGGGGATGCAACGCCCCGCTTTGACTCGTCCAATGCCTACATCGGCGTGGGCAACGGCACCGCTGCATTCAGCCCCACCCAGACAGACCTGCAGGGAACGAGCAAGTTCCGCAAGGCAATGGACCCGGGTTATCCCACTGTCACTGGCAACGTAATAACGTTCAGGGCCACGTTCAACCACTCCGAAGCCAATTTTGCGTGGAACGAGTGGGGTGTATTCAACGCCGCCACCGGCGGCACGATGTTGAACCGCAAAGTGGCCTCGCTGGGAACAAAGGACAATACCCAAACTTGGGTACTGACGGTGCAGATCACCCTAAACGTGTAAAATGCCCGATGAGCTGTTCGGCTCCGGCCTATTCGGTGAAACCCTGTTTGGCGGAAAGCCGGGGTCCCAGGTATCCGACTCAGACAGTGGTACCTTATCTGCGGTTGAGGCCCAATCGCTTGAAGTTCAGCGTGCTGTCAACGAAGCTGATGCAGGCACGCTGGAGGGCGCCGAACAGCTTACACTGGCCCGTGATCCTGCCGACGCCGGAACGCTGCTTTCCGACGAGACC